CGGTCAGGTTGTTTCAACTGAGACTGAAGAAGGTGACACAATCGCAATTCCTGAAGGCACTTACGAACTTGAAGATGCAACGGTGTTGACCATCGACGCTGAGGGCAAGATTACTGAAATCGTTCTACCTGAAGAAGTAGAGGTTGAAGCAAAAGACAAAGAGAAAATAGAAGAGGAAATGGCAGCCGAAAAGGACAAGCCTACCTACGTTACTGAAGAGCAACTTTCAGCGGTTATGGCTCCAATCATGGAGGCTCTTCAAAATGTATCCGTGAAACTTTCAGCCGTTACACCGAAGCCAGCCACTGACGCTGACAAAGTGGAATCTGAGAACAAACTTTTGAAGCAACGACTTTCAGAGAAGCGCAAAGCGATCTTTGACAAGTCAACGGCTCAAGCAGCAACACCAGAACCTGACGGTCGAAGACGAGTTCACCAATCACAAACGAAGGCTGCCTTATCAAAAACACTTGCAGACTTTGACTTCACTTTCGAGAAAAACTAATTTACAATAAGAAAAAAAATGGCTACTACGAATAACGTAACATCGAATTACACAGGGAGGCTAGATCCGAGCTACGCAATTAAAGCGGTGCTCGCTTCCGACACCCTTGTTCAGGGACTTGTCAAGGTGTACCAAGGATTGAAAGTTGAAGGAATCAATATGCGAAGGCTGGATAGCTCAGGCATCTTTCAAAACGACTCTTGCACATTCACTCCAACAGGAACAGTTGATCTTGACTTTCGTCAATTGACGGGAAAGAAACTCAAGGTGAATCTTGAACTTTGTTTTTCTGATTTTGAAGCAGCGTGGGAGGCGGAGCAGATGGGTGATGGTGCGTTTGATAACGTGCCTCAAGAGTACATCGCTGCCCTCATGTTAGAGATCGCAGGAAAAGCGGCTGAACACAATGAGAATACTATCTGGAATGGTGTTACTGCCAATGCGGGTGAGTATGATGGGTTCTTCACAAAGCTTGTTGCTGACGGTCTTGTGCCAGCGGCTCAAAATATTGCGGGAACAACGCTGACAGCGGCTAACATCTTTGGCCAAATCGGTTTGATGGACGCACAAATCCCAGAAGCGGTTGACGAATTCGGAGACACTTTCCACTACTGCGTTTCAAAAAGAGCCGCGAAGTTTTACATGACTGCACAAGCGGGATACGGAACAAACGGCGAAGGTGGTGCTGGTTACATGAACGCTGGCTTTGTTGGTAAGAAAGAACTCGACTACTTAGGTACACCGATGTATGTATGTCGCGGAATGAATGCTGATCAAATGATAGCCTTCGAGCGCGACAACCTCGCATTCGGTACAGGTCTATTGGGTGACTGGGCTGACGTTAGAACCATCGACATGAGAGATGTAAACGGTGATGATCAACTTCGTGTCATTATGAAGCTCTACGCTGGTGTTCAATACGGCTGGCCTGAAGAAATCGTAATGTACGGAGCAGAATTATAATATTTCCTAACCCTCAAAAAATAAAGATAAATGAGTTGTGAAGTAACAAGAGGAAGGAAGATACCATGTAAGGATGGGGCAGCGGGGATTCTCGCTGTCTACTTCCTGAATCGAGATCCAGAGTTCAAAGTAACATTTGACGCAACGCTTGTCGAAGACATACAGTTAGCAAGCGATGACACCGCCGTTACATTGTACAAGTATGAACTGGACAACACGGGAAACAATTTCGAAGAAACATTAGAGGCAAGTCGAGATAATGGAACTATCTACGCCGCACAGGTGTTGACATTGGCTCTTCAAACGCTTCAGGATGCAGACCTAGAAGACATCTACAATATGTCAAGGGGTCGTCCTGCTGTTCTCATTCAGTACCGAAACGGCAAAGTACGCCTAGCAGGAATCGAAAGAGGAATTGATAGCACGGGTAACAACGCGTCGGGGGGTGATCTTGGAGACTTCCAAGGGTACAATCTAACGTTAACGGCAAACGAAAACAAGTACGCGCCACTATTGAAAGGGTACACGTTAGCATCTCCGTTTGGAGGTCTAACAACACCCCCAACGATTGTAAGCGTATAGGCTGATAATCTCATCTAATTTGGTTTTTGGATGTTTAAACAAGAGGGAGGTCTAACGACTTCCCTTTTTTTGGTTAAATTTGAAACTATGCTAATCCTTCCACTCGATACAGCTCAAGCAATTAGGTTCCGAGCGCGGCCCCATGAAAGTATTGGGTCTTATTTCCTCGTGGCTTGGACTAGCAGCGAAAAGGTATACGGCCTAATTAGAACACTCACCTACACCGATGGACACATTGAGGGCAACGTTGCCTTTCCTCTTGCCGTTGGTCTTGCTAATGGGGCAAAGATGAACTTTCGAGCCTTTCCGATTGTTGATGTAACGGAACTCAGGGTTCAAATGTTGGCATCGACCGACGCAGATCCCTTTAATTTACCTATCCAGACAATAAACGCCTTTCTCATTGCACAAATACTCCTTTCAAATATTCTCAAAGAGGTGTACAGGGGACAAGTATTTGTAAGTACCAAGACTCAACAGCCATATAACGTAACATGAAGAGAAGCCAAGAAATAAATCAAGTCGGAGACAGCAACGTTTACCAATTATCAGACTACGTTAGCCCCAGAATTCAGGACGTTAAGGCGGGAAAGGGCAAGGATTACATGATGTGGGGGCATAACAACAGCTTTTACGACTACCTACGCGATCTTTACCTGAATAGTACCACCAACAACGCCGCGATCAACGGGATTATAAAGCTTGCATACGGCGACGGGCTAAAATTCGAAGACCCCAAAAAGGATATTCAACTAGCAAACGTCATCCCACCCGTAGAAATGCGTCGTTTAATGCTGCAATTCGAGGTCTATAACAAGTGGGTCGCTCAGGTTGAATATCACTTAGATGAAAACGGAGTTCGTGACATGGAGAAGGGCGTTCGAAAGGTGTTCTTTCTGCCAGCCAAAGAGGTAGCGCCGTGTAAGAAGAACGAGGACGGTGAGATAACCGACTTCTTCGTATCGAAGGATTGGAATAACACCCGCGCAAAAGAGTACAAGCCAAAGCAAGTGCCCGCTTTTGGATTTGGAACTGAAGAAGATGAAATCGAAATATACTTTTGGCAGCTTGAGATTGACAATGATGAATACTTTGCGCCTGTCGGGTATCAAGGTTGCCTACAATATGCAGAGTGTGAGGTGGAAACTAGCAACTACCATCTTAACCATATACTTCGAGGCTTCGCGCCGGCGGGAATCGTAAACTTTAATAATGGTGTGGGAACGCCTGAAATGCGTAAGCAGGTTACCCGCGACTTTGTAGATACAAAAACAGGCTCAAGCAATGCAGGAAAGGCTTTTATCATGTTCAACGAAGGATCTGAGAACGCCGCAACAATTGCATCTTACGACGTTCCAGACCCGCATAAGCAATACGAGTTCATAGGCTCAACATCAGAGAAAAAGATTCTGCTTTCTCATAACATTAGCAGCCCGCTTCTATTTGGTATTAGAGGTACCTCAGGAGGTCTTGGAAGCAATGCCAATGAAATACGCGAGAGCTACGGGATAATGCGCGAAATGACTTTAGAGCCAATTAGACAAGCCTTTATTCAGGGGCTTGAACCGTTGCTCTTAGAAATTGGAATTCCTCAAACACCGAAGTTTTCTGACCTCTCAATATTTGGAAGCTCAGATGATGCAGGAGAAGTAGATGCAAGTTACACGGGTATTCAAATCAGTTCAGCGCTTGAGATTATTTCAAAAATCCAAACTAAAGAACTTACACAAGAACAGGGTAAGCAATTGCTCATTTCTATGCTTCAAATTCCCGCAGAGGTTGCGGAGGGAATTGTACAAGGCGACCCAAACTTTGTGCCACCCGTTAAGTTAAGCAGCCAAGAGGAGGACGAACCAGAAGACTACTCAAAGAAGTGGATGAAATCGCTTGAAGAGAAAGGCGAAATGATGGGTGACGATTGGCAAGAGGTAAGTTCAACAGCCGTTGACAACCCAGAGGCTGAGGACGACGTTCTTTCAATTATGATGAACGACACCTCACCGCCTGACGGAAAGCCACAAGATGCCAGTGAAGGGGATAGCGGTCTGTTCAAGGTTCGCTACCGTTACGGGCCTCAAGAAACTAAACCAAACAGCCGTGACCTATGCGTGTTCCTAGTTGGGAAAAGCAAACAGGGAATGGTTTACAGAAAGGAAGACATTGATAGCTGGGAGGACTCATCGGTGAACGGCCAATTCGCACCCGAGGGTAAATCGAAATATTCGCTTTGGCTTTGGAAAGGCGGCGTGTATTGTGGTCATCGATGGTTTAGAGTAATCTATTTCCGAAAGCGAAACGCAGATGGGTCATTCAAAAAGAAGTCAACGAGTGCGGCAATGGACAACGACAAGAAAGTGAGCCAGCCACAAGCGAGAACGCAGGGACTACCCGAGAAGAAATTGAACGCTCCAGGATGGCCCGACGCGGGAACGGCTCCAATTGACCAACCAAACAGGGGATCACTAAAGAACAAGTAATGAAGACAGCACTTATCACACCTGAAAGCGTTTCTAAGTACACTCCTATACGTGGAGGAATGGATGTCGATGTTATCAACCCGAACATCGAAGTAGCTCAGGATTTGCGCTTGGCCTATGTCCTTGGCTATGCTCTTATGAATCGGCTTCAGAACCTAGTGAACGGTACAGTGCCAGACGAAGGAGACGGGAGGTATCAAACCCTTCTCGATAATTTCGTTGCGCCTTATCTTCGTTGGGCGGTTGCCTACACAATGCTGCCTGAAATCGCGGTGAGCCTTGGAAGTGGTGGGGCGCAGAACCCCGAATCGAATCAAGGTAACACGGTGTTCGAAGGTCAATTTGCCATTACAAAGCAGAACATTTTATCGAGTACAGGCGGCTATAAGAAGCTCCTAATTGATCACCTTTGCAATAAAGGAAACCTTTACACAGAATACCAAACAAATGAGCAAGGAAGACAAAGTAAAAGCGACAACGGTAAACCCTTCCACGGCATACAATTCTATTAAGGTCAAGCAAGAAGAAACGGAGAAGCTCAGGCTCTATTTAAAAGATCAGGGGCGCTATCATTCAGATTTGAAATAACCATAACTCTATCGAGTGACGGTTCCCAACAGCCGCTTAATGCCATTCGAAGAGAACGGCACGAAGCTTAGTGTTACCTACAAGTGCTTAATTCAGTCCATTAAACAAATTCGGTGCTTCAATCTCTTTTTCTTTTCTTTTTTCTCCCACCCTTTTACTCGCAATATTAAAATAATCTTCATTCATTTCTATACCTAT